CAAGTTGGAGAAGCGGTTTTTGATACTTTAAATGATGGTCAAAATAAAAAAATAATATTATTAACTGTAAATACGTTTAAAAATTTTGTTTAAGATTTTTATACATTCGATGTATAAAAAATTAATTTACATTCATTATTCTTAATATTATCATTGATACTGTAAATCCATACATGAATCCACATACTGCCTTATTTTTCATACACAAGTAAATGTTAAACCAATCTTTGTAATCTTGATCTGATTGAGAATGTTTTAGCATGTAATCAGATTTAGGTAATAACTTATAAACAATCATTGGTAATAATAGCAATAAAAGTATTATAATATTTAATTTTTCAAAATTTGATATTTGATTTGGTGTATTTGAATAATATATATAACTAATTATAATTGCTACTAAAATACCTATACCTAAATGATTCATTCTTTCTTTTTTAATATTTTCATATTTTGTTAATAGTTCTTGTGTTAATTCATTTGTATAAGCTTTTATTTCACCATGACAATAATATGTAAATAAATATGATAATAGAAGTCCAATATTTATAGAAAGAAGAAGAGCTTTTTTCATTTTATTTTAAGTAAATAAAAAAAATAATTTTATTATAAAGAAATCTTATCATCATTTCTATCAATTTCTATTTCATAAAAATTATTATCATTCACATTATTTAATAATATATTTTTATATTTATCTAAATTTAATCCGGTAATCTTATTAACACATGAATTAGACCATGAACCAATTCCAGTATTACAAGAAGTGCACCATACTGAATTTTTTATATTAAGACTGCATTTATCTGCATAACTTTTATCACATAATCTATTTTTTGATACAACATTTAAATAATTAGTCCAATTTGTTTTAGAAAATTTTATAAATTCTTTTCCTGCTTTCATATTTATATATTAAAATAATATATTTTTAATATAAATAAAAATGTGTCCATTTAGATATGTACTAGTAGCGATTACAATTATAAGTTTATATATATCATGTTGTAAAAAAGAAAAAAAAAATAAGATTGTATAATAAAAAATGTCTTTTATATATGAATACGTAGCATCTTATTGGAATACAACTCCTTCACTTACTGATGACAAAAAATATCTTGTTACAATCGATGATTTAAAATCTGTAAATTTACAACCTGTTAATAATATTGTTCCATCACCATCAAGAAACATGCCTCCAATGTATGATAAAGTAGATTTAAGTAATCTTAATAAAGCACAGTTATATGAAATATTAAATGTTAAATTAAAACCAGTGGATATTATTCATAAGACAACAATTTACGAACCTAGACATCCTGTTTTAAAAGAACTAATTAATAAAATAAATAAATTGACTTAAAGACAAGTTTATTTATATAAAAAAACAATGTCAACTAAAATGAAGAAGAATGTAAAATCTGTCAGCGCTCCAGTAGAACAACCTATTGCTCAAGAAGCACCAGTAGAACAAACTGAAACAGAAACTGAAGAAGTTGTAGTAGATGAAGAAACAAAGGAAAAGAAAGTGATTAATAAGGAAAGTGTAATTAAGTCTTTTGATGATTTAATTAGTAGTATTGAAGCAGAAATTGAAAGTTTGAGAGAAGGCGATAATAAGACAAAGGGAGTTAAATTTCTAAGAACTATTACAAAGAGATTGAAGATCTTGAAGAATCATTCATCAAAGATTATTAAGCATAAGAAGAATAATGTAAAGAAGAATACAAATAATAATTCAGGATTTCTAAAGCCAGTAAAAATTTCTAAAGAAATGGCTAAGTTTACTGGGTGGAATATCGATGAACCAAAGTCAAGAGTAGATGTAACAAAATTCCTATGTCAATATATTCGTGAGAATGAACTTCAAAATCCCAAGGATAGAAGACAAATCATTGCAGATACTAAATTATCTAAACTTCTTAAGTATGATGCAAAGAAGGAAACTGAGCCTTTGACATATTACAAGGTTCAAACTTGTTTAAAACCACATTTCTTAAAAAATGAAGTAGTAGCTTAATTTTTATAATATTTTTTAATATATTATAAAAATTATAATATTGGAATTTTAGTTCCATCTTTTAAATATGTGTATATGTAATTTAGTACAACTAGATCGCATAAATCATAAAAATTTGTTTCATCTATTTTTGTTTCGTCTGAAATAATTTTTTCAATATCTTCGTTGATATTATTTAATGTTATTTTTATATCGAATATATTTAGTTTATTATTTTTAATTATATTTTCTATTTGAGATTTATTACTTTCTATTGTAAACCCATATTCTGTATTAATAATAACCATTTCACAATCATCGCTAATTTGTTTAGTAAAAATCACTTCATCTTTAGATTCTTCTAAGTCTTGAACAACTTCTTTAGATTCTTCTTGTCCAGTTTCTTTACTTTCTTCTAATTCTTGAACAACTTCTTTAGATTCTTCTAATTCTTGAACAAAGTCTGACATTTTTTATATAAAATATCTTTATAAATAAGTTTTAGATATTTAAAATAAGATGTTTATAAATAAAATGGATGATATATTTGATTTAAGTATTGACGAAAATATTAGAATTAAATCATTAGAAGAGTATTATTTCGAAAACAAAGACAATACTATTGAAATAATAAGTCAATTAGGTGGTATGTATCAATTCAGTGGTACAAAATTATTAGAAAAATATTTATATACTATTGCATGTGATTCTAGTATATCAAATTTTTTAAAAGTAGAATCTGTAAAAAGTTTATTATCATTTATTGAATTTGAAGAAGATATTTATGATAATGATGAAGAAACTTTGAAGCAAATCAAAATTGAAAGTAATAATGAAATAAAAAATAGAAATACATTAAGACAAAATAAAGCATATGAAGCATTAGATATAGTTTATAATAACTTAAGTAGTGATACAGAATTATCAACACCATATAAAGTAGATATTATATCTATGTTAATGAAGAATGAAAGTTATAATGACAAATCTTTAATTTATATTTCTAAAATAATAGAAGATCTAAATATAAACTGTGATTATCGTTATAAGATTATATTATCATTAGAAAAGCATAAACATCACTTAGAGAAGTTATTAATTATATTCAGTAAGAATGAAAACAATGATATACTATATAGAATATTATCTTGTCAATATTTATTACAACACTTTAAATACTATGAAATTGAAAATATACTTCTTGGTTTTGCTGAAGATGAAAATGTAGAATATAACTTAAGAGCTGATTCATCAGATATTTTATTAAATTTAGGTTCTGAAACAATGAAGATAAAAGGTAGAGAAATTATCACGAAATTGGGGAATATATCAGGTAAGTCAAAAACTATTTTTGATAATGCACAAAATGTACATGTAAAAGAAATTGAGAAATCTATAATGAACATTTTAGAGTATTTATCGACTATACCTATATTAAAAATTAATGACGAATTCATTGATTATGAATATGTAAAGAATGAAATTATAAAAATAAAAAACACTGAAAGTATTATTATATCTTTGAATCGTATATATATTGATAGAACTTTATATTTTAATAATAATCTATCTAATATATTAGTAAAACTATGGAGTTATATAATTAAAAATGAAAATGTAGAAGAAATGACAAAAAGATTAATCGAAGAACTTGAAGATATGTCTGGTACATGTTCAAGTGGGTTTTTATCACGATTAATGAACACACTTTCTGGTTTTGGAGAAATGAATATCCTAATATCATACGAAGACCAAATCATATCTAATTTTTGTGGAAGGTTAAATGCATATGCTCAAAAAATTACAAAAACTGATTCTTGTTTTTATAATGAAAAATATAATGATATACTTATTTTGTATAAGATTAAAGATGATTGTGATAAAAAAGACATAATTGAAGAGTTTTTGGAAAATGTAATTAACGAGATGACTATCACATCGTCTGATTATACAAAAAGACAAAGTTTTTTATTATTCTTTAGAACATACTTGTCTCAAATAAGAGAAGAATTATATAAAGAGTTTGTTCCTGAATTTATTAATAATTCTGACTTTGACTTATATTTTAGGAAAGCTTTAAGTGTATATGATGGAGAATTATAAGATTGATTGTGTGTTAGAAGTATTTTTAAATGTATTATTTAATTCTATAATTTTGGGTTTAACGATATAAGACTTAAAAAATTTTGGTAAAGCGATGTCCAATGGATACATAATTGGAAATAATCTATCTATTTTTTCTTTTGTGATATTTTTATTATTTATAATATAACCATGTGCACCGTAAACATTAGATACAGATTCATAATCATGATTTTCATGATAATTATAACCTAGAAATAAAATTTCAAAGTCTTTAGGTGCATTTTTTATAGCATTTTGTATTTTAGAAAAAGTGTTTTTACTAATTTCAACATCATCTTCTAATACTAAAATATTGTTTTTTGAACTTTCAAGTGATTTATATAATAAATGAACATGGCTCATATAACATCCTATTTCACCTTTCTTAAGATTTTTATTTTCAATTTGTAAAGAATCAAGATTTAATTTTCTACCATCTACTGCATATATATAATCAACATTAATTTTTGATAAAATATTATTACGTCTTTCTACATCTTTATCTAATGAAACTAAATATACATCAATATTTTTACGTTTAGTAAAGAAATATAAAACTATTATTAAGATTATTATAAAATAAAATAATATCATATTTTATTTTAAGAAAATAATTAAATTTAATTATTTATATTGTAAGATCCATATGAATGTCTTACATATGGAGATTTTATGTAACAATTAACATATGGTCTGCAATGTAAAATAATATCACTTCTTTCATGAATACCGTCGGCATGATAAATACCACATCTTTGATCTATATCCAAAGGTAATAAATCAGTGTTTAGTTTAGGTTTCTTATTGAAACAATCTTTTCTAAGATAAGTTAATTCAAAAACATTTGGTATAGGTGTTCCATCAATAATTGGAACACCACCATAATTATTTCCATGAACATGGATTAGGTAATGAGTTTTTGATAATATAGAAGGGATTTTTGATTCACAATCATGAATTTCAATAACCAATTGTTTTATTTTAAGTAAATCATCTTCACTTAAAACTTTAAATAAAATTTCTTCACTACCCTCTATATCCATTTTCATAAAAATATTATTATATGTAGAAAAATATTCTTTCAAATTAGTTGTTGTATCTGTATTTATATCAGATATATTTTTTTGTATATGAACACCATTTTCAAAATCTATTTTATTAATTGTATTATCAAACATGTTGCAGAAAATTTTATATTTTTTTACAAAATCTTTCTCGAATGAATAATCATCACCAATACCAGCAGACAAAAATATATCATAATTTGGAACATCAGCAATAATATATCCACCATCATTATCTCTTCCTAACCTAATTTTCTCAAAAGGACTTTTATAAACTGTTAAAGGATTAACAGAATAAAAATCTTTCATACTTGAAAATACTTCTAAAAGACGATTTATATCCTTGCAACCGTGATAAATAAATGTAGAATATCTTGTTTGTGGAGAAGTATTAAATAGTTCAAAATAACAATCATGAGTTTCTAAATAATGATTATTACTTACTTTATATTTCCACAATGCAACATTATATACATATTCATCCCATATAGTAATTGAATTACTTTCAATGCACATTAAAGACCAATCATACATAAATTTTAGATTATTTTTACTAAATAAAATTAAATCATTGTGTACAAAATGACAAGATTTATTTATATTATATAATTTCAAAAGATTGTTCATACTAATATCCTTTTCTCCAATATCATTAGGATGTATTGACGATATTGGTACATCACCAGATACTAAATCAATTTTATCAAAAATATCATCGCAATGAGGTGTTATAATACAATCAATATCTAAATAACATGCATAATCTGAATATCCATTAATAATAAAATCAGTTAATATATGTGCTTTATAATTATACATATTTGTACAATTTTTATTTTCTTTGAAATCAATTACTTTGAATCTTGAATTATCAATATGTTTTATTTTTTGTAAATTTTCTTTTTTAAAATCAATAGCATAGACATATAAATCATGTTCAGAATATAATTTAATAGATTCTATTAACACATTTAATAATTCTACATAATAATCATCTTTCGTAAAACATACATAAGAAAATTTTGTCATTTTTATTATTACCCTGACATTTCTATATATTGAATTTTAAACTTTTTACAGTTTAAAATTACAAAATTAATTTAATTTTTAGTAGTCATTTAACCATTCTTCGTAATCACCGCGTAATATATGATATGCAACTTGTATTTTCCAACTTATATTAATATACGGTTGATAACCACCTTCTATGTTATAATCTATATAATTTATAGTTCTTTGAATATCTGAAATTTCCCAATGATGTTTACATTTAGATTCTATATTGTAATCTATAATTTTTTTTATTATACTTATAGGTAAATCAAATCTACCTACTATTTTAAGTTTTGCTTCCATAGTGCAATTATTTCTATGATATATTTCTATATCTTCAATTATTTTTTGATATTTTTGTCTTTTTTTAAATTGATCAGATAACCATTTTGCTTGATCCTTAGAAACTTTTTCACACTCATCACATAAAATTTTATACTCTTTTTCTAAATAATGTTGAACTTGATTTTCGTCTATTTGTTTATATTTACCATAACGTATCTGTTCATCGTTAAATTTAAATACTTTAAAGTTATAGTCACGAGTTAATACAGTATCTAATGTAATACTACCATATTTTAACGAAACATGACTAATTTTATATACTTTATTTTTATTTAATAAATACATACCTATTTCTGGTTTTATTTGCCATTGTTGTCCACTAACATATGGTTTTATATAATATGGATGTTCTAAAGAAGCTAATAACTCTGAATATTTTAATCTCGCATAAAAAGTTCTAATCTCAAAATTTTCATTTTCTATTAAATTCGATAAGTCTTCTCCTGCTTTATTTATATCTCCATCATTTCGTCTTAAAGAAGCGTATATGTGTTCTTTACTTATTCTCCAATTTTGAGGTAAACATCTAACTTGTTCGTTAAATAGACCTTTATCAACGAAATACGAATACAACATGTCAACTTCCTTAGAAGTAAATTTTTCACTACTGGTGTCGTTGTTGTAGTAGGTATTATCGTCACAGTCACTGTTACTGTTACTGTTACTGTCACTGTCACCGTCACTGTCGTAAATGTTCTTTAAAACATTAAACATATTTATGGTGATAATTTCGAAATAGATGAAAATAAAAATCATTTTTTAAAATCGAGTATAATATAACTTTTAATTATTATAATGAATAATTTAGATATATTTATATCCGGAAATATCCTAAATTTTCTTGATAATAACGAATACACATCATTATCTGAAGTTTGTAAAAAGTTTAATCATACTATTCATTTCCTAACATTAGAAATAAAATTTCCTACTAAGAAACTTATATATTCTTCAGTTTCATATATTGAATATGTATATGACCATCATTATACAAAATTTTCTTACATTCATGCAATAACATGTAACGCTAAAGTTGATGTATTAGATTGGATATATAATAATACAGAACTTGAATTAAATAATAAGATATTCAACATTGCTTTAACAAAAGGTAATATAAATACATTAAATTGGTTACGTGAGAAGAAATGTTTATATAATATAAGTTTAATTTGCAATTCGATAAATTATAAAAAAAATATTATATATTGGATGCATAATAATTTATTTTGGAAAGAGCAAGATTTAAGATATGTGATAAAAAATAATGATTATGATACATTGAAATGGGTATTAAAAAGTGTTCCTTCTATAGGATATAATTTAATTGATACAATATCTGAAATAGGTAATTTAAATATGTTAAAATGGGCATACAATTTAAATTATAAACTAAGTACAGTTTCATGTTCTAATGCTTCAAGAAACGGACATTTCAAAATATTAAAATGGTTAAAAAAGCAACACTGTCCTTGGGATGAATGGACTCTTACAGATGCTATAATAGGTGAACACTATCATATTATTAAATGGTGTCTAGAAAATGGATGTAAGATTAATGAATGGTCTTTTATTGAAGCACGAAACAAACCAGATATATATAAATTGCTTTTAAAGTTTAATTGAAACTTTGAAATTTTTCTTTAACAATTCAACAATATTTCTATCTCTTGTTAAAACACTTGTCCATGGATTGTATTCAATTACGTCAACCCATATATAATCATCTGGTTTATTTACCAAATTCCAATTATATCCGGGTGTTTCAGTATCATGAGTTACTATAATATCTGTTTTCCCAAATGCTTCATTTATACATTCCCATCTATTACCTCCGTGCCCATCAACAAAAACAATATTAAAATTAGTATTTAAATTATTAAAAAATTTTATTGCATCTTTTTCACCTAAAAGACAATAAAATTTCACATTTTGACAGTTTAAATTCGTGATTGTATTAAACCAATTCTCATCTTGCATTTCTACAGAATATACTTTTTTACAATGTTCATTAAATAACTGTGTACTGTAATATCCCATACCATATTCAAATATTGATTCAGGATTTACATTTTCACATATTAATTTTAATATAGGCAAGTGTGTAGAATAATCATTTAACATTTTTATTTAAAATATTTTTATTTTAAATAGTATTATATTCTATATTTTCTTAACTCATTTTTTATAAATGTTTCTATATTTTCTAATTTTACATTATGATACACTTCTATTAGGAATATACCTCTTTCTTTACATATTCTTCTTTTCATATCATCCCTGTATTTTTGATTTAAAAATGCTTCGTAATTCTTATGAAAATACGGTGTAAATTTTGAATGTTGAATACCATGGTATTCAACTGCTATACCTAATTCTTCATTATAACAATCCAATTCTAAATTAAAATTCCCACCAGTTACAGGATTATTAAGAAAATCAGGTCTACTTTTATTAAAAGGTTTCCTAAAAATATTTTCTAATACTCTTCTACATTCTATTTCACCTTTACTATCTCCTCTTATTTTTTTACTTTCTTGTTTAATTGGTAGGTAGTAACTATTCGACCACGTACCTTTAATACCGAAAATTGTTGCGTACAGAAAATATAACAGAATAAATAATATACATGCGAAAACAACAATTTCAAAACTATATTCTTCGAATATTTCTTTAATTTGTGTAAACATTTATTATATAAAAAATAAATTTTAATAATAAAATGTTTTATCTAATTCCTATTTTATATTATTCACTTAGTTCTATATTCAAGTTAAATAATATTTTTCCAATTACTCCTTATAGTGGAGATGGTAATGAATATATGTCTTATATGTTAGTATCACTTGGTTGTGTATCTTATATAACATACACTAGTTTTGTAGCTATAATTAATAATGAACCAGATAAAATTGAGGATAATCGAGTGTATGGATATAATCAATACATTGAAGATAATATATTATTACCAATGATTCATTTTCAGTTCTGGAATCTAAGTATATGTTTAGTAAAAGATGAATTTATGACTATTGAAATGATTTCTCATCATTTTGCAGCGCTTTTAATAAGTGTATTGTGTATATATCCATATTCTTATTTACAATATTATGTTCCATATTTTTATATAGTTGAAACATCAAGTATATTTTTAACTGTTATGGATATTTTTAAAAATTACCCTGTATTACTTGATCAATTTTATTATATAGATACAATAGTGAAATTATGTTTTGTAATTACATTTTTTGTTTTCAGAATACTATTTTGGACATATTATAATATAAAAATGATAAGTGATGTTATGACTATTGAAGAATATAAATCAATTTCTGTTATATTATTAACAGTACCTGCGAATTTAATTATGACCTTTTTACAATATTACTGGCAGATAAAAATATTTAAAAGAATAAAAAAGAAATTGAATTAATTATTCATTATATTATTAATTTATTAATATAATGAACGATCAAGAATTTTATTCTATTGTTAATAAATATATTAATTTTTTTCTACTATCTTTTGGAGATGAAGATATTATAAAAAGATGGAAGAATAAAAAAACCCAAGATGACTTTAATTCATTCATACTTAAATTATTAAATAAAATACATCAATTTAAAGACATACAAAATATTTATAAACATAACATGGATAAACAAACTAAGAGAAGAACTAAAGCAAAAAAGGTAGAAGGTGAACCTAAGAAGAATCATTCAGCATATTTACATTTTTGTGAACATGAAAGAAAAGTTATTAACGAAGAAAATAAGAATTCAGAAAAAGTTATTTCAAATACACATATTGTATCAGAAATGGCTGCAAGATGGAAGGCAATGAAGGAAAATGATCCAGTTAAATATCAAAGATATGTTGATCTAGCAGAAGAAGATAAGAACAGATATTTGAAAGAGAAATCATTGTGGAAAGAACAAAATTCTTCTGAATCTGCACCAACAGTTCCCGAACCAGAGGTTGTATTTGAACAACCAGTTCCTGATTCTAAGAAAGTTCCAAAAAAGAGAGCAAGTAAAAAGAAGGAAGAGGTAGTTGTAGAAGAAGAAGTTCTTGTAGAAGATGATGCACCTGTTGTAGAAGCACCAGTTCCTGACACAAAGAAGAAAGGCGGTAATAAGTATATCAATTTCTGTAATAAAATGAGAGAAGTTGTTAAGACTGAAAAGCCTGGGATTTCATTTAAGGATGTATCTGTTGAATTAGGTAGAAGATGGAAGAGTCTAAGTCCAGAAGAACAACTTAAATTCGCACAATAATTATTATTTGAATATTATTATAAATATAATAATATTTTGAACAAAAAAATGATTTTTAAAATTATCTTTCTGATAAAATTCAGATCATGAACCTATCCAAATTTGGTTGCGATAATTATATTATTTGGAAAATACGTTATGAATATCTTGAAGATCCAAAACTAAATTATGATAATTTAGTTAGATATTTAAAAAATATGTTTAAAAGCTCTTGTTCGTCTAAATGTCAGTTTAGACATATGTTTGTTTATCATGGTAAATTGTATTACAAAACTCCAATAGTTAGACAAACTGATGAAAAATGTGTATATTGTAATAATTTTATTAGTTGCTACTCTCATTTGTATTGTGTTCATTGTTCTCCTGAAAATTCAATCGAGTATTTATATCATCATTCTAGATGTCATCCAGATATTCAGCGTAGATATGATATATTGTTTCCACAGATTCATGCTACAATATATAATTTAAATTTTTGAATTTAATTATAAAAGAAAATACAAAATGTAATTATAAAAAATGTATATTTTTTATAATAAGACGAGCTTGGTTCACAAAAATTACGAATGACATTCAGAATGATAGTACAAGTACTCAATTGAATTCTCAGGTGCGCAGTGAACGCAATATGAATGAGAATAATCACTTATATAATGATTACAATTCACACATAATATATTTGTTCTTTTCAATAATCGAACTGAGAAGAATATCACACCTTGGTAAAAAGACATATGTCTAATACGACAAGAATCCGAACACATTCCAGATGTAACACTCGATGTAAATACTTTTTCTAAATATCTAACTAAATTATCATAATTCAGTTTTGGATCTTCAAGATATTCATAACGTATTTTCCCAATAATATAGTTATCACAACCAAACTTAGATAGATTCATGTTTAAACTTTTTCATAGAATTAAAACTAAAAATCAATTTTAATATATTATAAAAAATATATTACATTTTTTATAATAACAAGTATATATATGTACATTTATATAAAATTATTAATTAGTATTTTGTCTTTGTCTTTTCAAGTAGTTCTTTCATGAGTTTTTGATGTAGTTCTTCTCTCTGCATTATTTCTTCATGAACTTTTGCATCCATCATTTCAAAATAAATCATATCATTATAAGTATTATTTAAGTGAGGATAATAAACTTCTCTTTGATAATCATAATATGAAGAAACTCCTGCACAATCTTCATTGTCACATGAAGAATACATACTACCAAGACCATAACCACAAGAACCACACCAATATCTAAAACATTCCATGCATTTTTCATAAGATGGAGAACATTCAGTCAATGAATAATGCGAATATCTAGAAGGTTGTAAAAACATTGTAATAACTTATTTTTTTATTAAAAGTTGAAAAAATAAATCATTTTTTGAATAATACATCTGATTTATTCATTTTAACTTTATTTGGATTGGGTGATGATAATATTTTCAAAGTTCTTATAATTTTAGAATGCAAATCATAATTTTCGAATATACCTTTACATAATTTATTAAAATCTTTGGTTTTTTTTAAAATTATGTTTGTATTGTCTGGTTGTTTATCTATCATATTATTTTTTCTTAAAAAAATTAATAATTCTGTTAAATATATTAAGCGTGCACAATGATTGTAGAATTTATGTTTATCTTCATCTATTTCAATGTCTTCTTTATGTCTATTAATTAAAGCGTCAATTTGACTATAAAATAGTTTAAGTGGGTCTTGAACAATTAATGAATCAAAAATAACAAATGGTTCTAGTCTACCAAAACTTTCAAGATGTTCAATAGGTAGTATAAACTCAATAAAATGATCAGATATTCCATTTACTTGCGTTGATACTTGAATTTTAATCATATTTTTTTCACTTAATAAAACTCTCGTTACTAATAATGGTCCTACATCCATTAATAGATCTGCTCTTGAAATTTCATAATCACTTCTTTCATCAGGTAAAGAAAACTCAGATTTTTCAAAATATTTTCTATTTTTCTTGAGCAATTTTACTATCTCATTAAATAACCAATTAGTAAAATGATCATTAAATTCGGTATAAGAATCACCAATATTCATGACTAATGCAAAATCTGTTTCTGATTCTATTTCTGGTATAAATAGTGGAAGATTAATACGAATATCTATATCTGCCGTTGCATCAACAATCTCATATATATCACCTATTTCAGGAAACATTTTACCATATAATTCACAAGCTGTTCCACCTATAATACTATAAGGATAACGGTATTCAGAAAATTCAGCTTGTCCTCTTATATTTTTTATTTCAACACTTTCATTTTCGTTTTCGTCAAAAAGTGTAAATTGACATAATGTACTACCTTCAAATCTATACTTTTTCCACGGTATTTTAGATACAACTTTTGATAATATCATATTAGCAAGTGGATACATTTCTCTTAACCATATATCACGATTTATATTTTCAGTATATTTGTATTTTACGGAACCATCATTCTTATATTTTTTCATTTATTATATAAAATTATAAAAATAATACATTTTTTTAATGTGTCGTAATAGAAGCTAATTCTTTTTTAAAGCAGCTATTATCATCTTCAATATTTAATATACTTTGTTGTTGACATAACATTATATTAAATTTATCAATATCAATTTTACCTTCGTCATCTTTACACCAATCATTTGCAACAATTACTGTTTTTTGTTTTATACCCGCATCTATGATATAATTTGTAAGTTTCTTTGCTTCTACATCTTTTTTAATTTCACCTGTGCTACTATCTTTGTATTTAAAAATTTGTCTACTAGGATCAGTGCAGATATATATTAATTTTCCATTATCATCTGTCAATAATTTATCAGTAACAAATCTTGCAATACCTTTTTGACCATTGACAGCATAATTAATATTAAAATTATCTTCTATTATATCTTTAATTTTATTAATGTCATTAAAATCAATCGATGTTGTTATATTTAAATTTGTAGTTGTAGTTGGTTTATCGATCGCTCTTAAACTTAATCTTTCTATCGTTTGATGAAGTTCTTTAATCTCATCTTCTTGTTTTTTTATTTGCTTTTCATAATAATATTTTATTTGAATCTTTAACTTTTCTTTTTCTTGATATTCTAAATCTCTATCTTTAATTAACACTTTAATTTCTTCATTCTTTTTTTCTATACACTCATTTTCATGAACTTGTAAATTAGATACTGTTTTATTACAATAAGAACATTCATTTATTTTGCATTTTTTCACGTGATTTTCCAAGTTTCTTTTAGATGTCAATACTTTATTACATAATTCACATCTAAATTCTTTTTTTTCATTCTCTTTAGATTTAATTTTACCTTGGATTACAAGACAGTACTTTGTATAAGTTTGATGTACTTTTAAAGCTGAAGCATTTTTAAATTTATTTTGACAAAAATTACAAAATGTATCGTTCATTTATATTTAAAAATTTAATTTTAAATTAAAATTTGTTATTTTTGATAAATTTTGTTTTAAAACTCAACACATTCAACAATTTTTACAAAGATTGAGATTTTAGAGATTGAGATTTTTAAGAGATTGAGATTTTTAAGAGATTGAGATTTTTTAAAGATCGAGAATTCTTAAAGATTGAGATTTTTAAGAGATTGAGATTTTAGAGATCGAAAATTCTTAAAGATTGAGATTTTAGAGATTGAGAATTTTAGAGATTGAGATTTTTAAGAGATCGAGATTTTTTAGAAAAGATCGAGAATTTATATAATATATTTTTTTATAAAGTTGTCAACGGTTAAAAATTTCATTTTTTTAAATAACCATCTTTTATGTTTAAAAAAAAATTTCGAAAATTATTTTTTAAGATTTTTCAAAAATCATTTTTTAACCTGAAAATATGGTTCTAAAAAAACATAAATTTTTTGTGGTTGATTTTTAAGGTGAAAAATTGCGTTTTTTTCGATTTTTTTGTTATTTTTGATAAAATTTGTTGCAAAAAATAACAAATTTAACAAATTTTTCAAAAAAAAATA